AGGAATGTTGCTGTTGTATCAGTATCAATTTCAAGCATTTCATTATCAAACTTGCAATTCTCAAATACAATACCATCTTTACCAATCCTTGACTTGGTTATTGCCACAGTTGCCAAATTCATCTCTTTCTGTTGCAAACTTTTTGCAATACTAATAATGACATGACCAACCTGGGCTTTCTTTATTGACCCCCCCATCTGGTCATTTGTCACCACATTTGCAGAAATACTACTCCGATTTCCTTGCGTACCAAGCCATCCGGCAATATTCAATTCATGGCACATAGCCTCAAAATGTCTAATAACAGATCCCTCGTTTTTCCACTCATCATTACCTTGTCTATCTGGAACAACACAATCAATATAATCCAAAACAACCAAATCAAGTTTAATACCATCAGCAATAACCTTTCTGATTTGATTCTTTATTTGGTTCATTGTCAATGTGTCAGATGGTAATTTCTTTAATATTAATTTATTTGTATGAGTTTCTTTTATTTTGTTAACTGTATCAAAAACAATATCCTTATTATTTGGTAATTCATCTGGGGATATTTTTGTCCAAAGTGTAATATGCTTTCTCTGAATAATTTTTGGATTATCTTCAAAAAATATATGTAGAACATTATAATTGTTATTGAATGCTGTATTTGCAACCAAGGTCAATAGGGTTGATTTACCAATACCTGGACCTGCAAATATAATACCAACCTCACCTTTGGCTAAACCCCCCTTTAAGAGAACGTCTATGCCCTTCACACCCATTGGTATGGGGTGTCTATAATCCTCATCCAACACACCCACCAAATCATTAAAAACCTCAAAACCGTTTGATTCCTTAACACCAACTTGCAAAGCATATCTTAACAACTCCTCAAGTTGATCATAAGATTCAAAATCACCTTCATTAATGACTTTCTGTGCTTTTTCCAAAACAATCTTAACTTCTTCTTGTTTGCAGAATTTAAGTGCTTTTTCTTGGACAAGCTCAACACCATCTAATGGTGCTGAACTTACTTTTGCAATAGTATCAATGACAATCTTTAATGCCAATTCTTGTGATATTTCAGATTTGGCAATCATATTTAGTGTTTCAAAGTTTGGGGCAGCATCATATTTCTTATGATACTCCTTAATCATTTGTATGATTAACTTAAAATACTTATTCTCAAAATAAGATATTTTAATAAAATCTAATATGGCTCTTGCAAATTCCTTATCTAAAATAATCTGATTGATTAATTGCAACTGGAACGTCTGACCCAGGTAATCAAAATTCTTTGACATAAAAATAAAGATTAATGGTTAGATAATAAATTTTTCTCTAAATACTGGTGTGTTAAGTTTTGGTTTATTAAGATATTTGTCAAGTCCTTTAATGAATCTTTAATGAAGTAGCGAATATCAACAGTATATCTAACCTTTGGGGGATATAACTTCCCATCAACTACTCTATGGGATACAACTTGGTCTCCAATTTTTACATAAATGTTGAATAACTCTGCTTCATCTGTTGATGAGGTCTCCATAATTGAAGGGTTATACAAAATGCTATCCTTATTTTCAATAAGATAACCAATTGATTTCATTTTCAAATACTGTGCCAAATCTTCTGAAAAATACTTGACAAACTCATAGAGTTCAAAAGAATCCTTGGCATCAGGATTGATACCCTTAATGTTTAAAAACCTCTGAACAATAATGTTGTTGTTCAATGTTAGCAAAAACTCCACCTTTGTTGTTTCACTCTGTCTCATAATAGTTTTTTTTGTTGTTAAAATTTTTTCTCTTTTCTACTTAATTTCATAAATGGCTTAACAAAATCAACCCAAGCATCATCTCTTTTTGGTAAAAACTTAAAGAACCCATCATCTCTCATTAACTTCAATAAGTTTGTATAACTCCTGTCTGTTGGATCCAATCTCTCACTATAAATTTCATAGACCATTGTCTTGCCTTCATCTGTGATTAACGGATTTCTTAAATCAATTATTTTTCCTGTCTTCTCAAAAAACTCATCCCCAACCAAACCAGATTTGCTAATACCAGATAATAAATTGCTCAATGTCTTGCTCTTGTTTTGTTCAAACAATGCTTTTGCCTCATCTAAAACCTCTTGTAAGGTATAATCTCTCTTATCAAAATTAGGAAAAAATGTCTTTAATTTCTTCTCACCAAAATTTGTGATACCATAGATGTTATCAGATGTATCACCAATCAATACTTTATAAACATAAACATTATTATGCGGAATATCAATGTTTTTGAAATGAATTAAATCCCCTTTTTTGGAATATGTTTTTGACACAGGGGAATATAACATAACATTCTCACCAATTAACTGGGTTAAATCCTTGTCCCCAGAAAAAATAATAATATTTTCATCCTTTGCAACTTGCACATAATTGGCAATTAAATCATCTGCCTCGTTTTGATTAACTTGGCATTGTCTTACAAAAACTTCTTCAAGATAATCCTTAACCCTCTCCCTTTGGTATAGATAAGACTCATACTTATGCTCATCCAAAGAAATTCTACGGTTTTCCTTGTATCTTGGATAGATATTTTTTCTTATTAGTGAGTTTTCATTTCCATCCCAGAATACAACAACTTTATCATGATTATGTTTCTCAAGAAATAATCTAATTGTATTTAGAAAATGGAAAACCCCACCAATATGTTTGCCTTCAGAATAAAATTCACGAACGCCATGAAAACCAATTGTAAACAAATTGTTTCCATCTATTAGTAGGGTTTTCTTCATATTATTCAAAAATTATAGTTTCCTCTTCTTCCTTTTCAGAAAAAGTAATATCCCCATCCCCAGATAAAATACCATTCCAGTATTGAGAATATTCTTTCTTATACTTCTCAATGGATTCTTTTGTGTCTGGCAAATAACCTTGAGGAACCGCCAATATCTTTCCATCTTTATATGCTATACCAGTGACATGGTTCTTCAATATGGATACTTTTGTCCTAATTGCATAGGAAACAGTCCTACCATTCTTTGTTGCTGTTATATGGTTAATACCAGCATTCTTCTGATTTCCAAATAAGAATATTAATGAAGATGCCAACCATAATGCCTCACCACCTTTTGCCTTGATTGTTGGTTGTCCAAATGGTGAATCTGGTAATTCTACCCAAGGTTGATTGATTACCACCATTGTGTTGTGGTAGGGGTATTCTTCTTTCTTTGATTTTGAAATTCTTGAATGTAAACCCATTCCAACCTTATCAGCAAGAACAGCCGCATTGTGCATCTTACCACCCTTACCATCATAAGTCATCTTGCAAGGTATTGATCCAATACTATCAATTAAGAATAAAACAGAATATGGTAAATCACCCTTTTCCTGGGCATCCAGAATCTCATTGATGAAATCTGTCATCTGTTCAATATAATCAAATGAGTCATTAAAGATAAAATCACCATCCCACTCACCATCATCGTTAAGTTCAGCATTTAATCCCAATTCAACAGCATGTGCCCAATTCCACTTCTTTTCAGTAATAATGAATATAGGTAAATGACCTTTCTTTTGTGCATCGGCTGCTGCCAATATCATTGCTGTTGTCTTGCTTGTATTGGAATGTCCCAAGAACATACTAATGCCACCCATTACTGGACCAGGAACACCACAAGCATTGTAAAAAGCATCACCACATGAATAATAATCCTCTGGTTTATACTTTGTTTTTGTCGAAAACTTCTCCTTGATAGCATCAACACTGGTTTTTGCTACCTTTTTCTTTATTCCTGCCATATATTTTTTTGATTTTAAAAGAGAGATTTTTTGCACAAAGTATTGTTTTATGGTACTTTTTGCAAAAAATCTCTTTTAGGTTAATTAAAATGGTAATTCATCATCACTATACTCCTCTTCAACAATAACACTTGTTTGCTGAGTTGTTGCGTTTTTTGCAACAACTGAACCGCCAAATGATGCCTCTGAATTTGAACTATTTAGATAAACATATTTACCTTGGGAATCATCCCATCTTGGGGATTCACCTCTTGAAATTGCTTCAAGATATTCTAATGGTTTCCTGCTATAAACATCTCTCCATGTTGATTCATCATTTGCCCATTTCTTTGCAAGATTTTCATCTGCAGATAATGGGGTTGGGTCATCATACATGATTGTTGAAACAGTTGTGTATTCCTTACCTTTTGGACTTTTTGATTTAACTAATTCAATAATCAAATCTCTTCCTGCATCCATATCAGATATATCCCCCTTGTTTCTAAAGATTGGAATAATCTTATCAAGAATGCCATCTTTCTTGTAATTGTGTTTGAACCTCCAATATTTTGGTCCATCTTGTTCATTGTCACGGTCAATCACCTTAACAACATAGAATAATTTGGCTTTGTAATCTTTTGCCAATTCGTCATCATCTTTTCTCTTTGTTGCTTTAAGCGCATTATACACATCAGCCAATGGGGATGCCTCATTGTCGTTTCCTGCTGGGTCATAAATCTTCTGGTAGTAGCCACCAACTTGTAATTCATGAAACCATGCTTCCTTAAACACAGATGAACCATCTGTTGTTGGTAAAATTCTAATCCTTCTTTGCCCTGTACTTTCTTTGTCATTTAACAGTAATATAAAATAACGTTTCATTCTGTCTTCCTGTGATAATTTTTGGGACTCCCCTTTTTGGTTTTTTTCATACTGCGCCATTATGGCATCTAAATTCGACATATTATATAGTTTTTGTTTACAATGCTTTAACTCTACAATGATAGGTGAGTTTAAAGGAAAAAAAAAGGGGTGTTACCCCCTTTTTCTAAAAAAAATATTAATTACTTAAAATCTATTTTTATATCCCTGATTATTGTTAAAATCATCATCTTCACCTTCATCACCTGTTGGGAAAAAAGTATCTTTAATCTCATTTGGGTTTATGTTTGTAACATCATCAGATGTCAAAACATAATCATTTTTTCCACTCTTTTCCATTTCAACTTGTTTGTCATCAAAAAATTGGGATAACTTTTGGTTAAAAGGATAAGAATCATATGTCCTTAATTCAAGTTTTTCCTCCGGAGTTTTTTCTCTATACTTCTCCACCTTGGAATCTATGGCATTTAATTTATCAAAAATACCATCCATTGTTGCCAACTTCTGTTCCAATTTATCAATCTGTGCAAACAAATTATCAAAATACTCATTCTGCTTTGTTTCCATATTCTTCTGGCTTGAAACCAAATCTGTAATATCCAATTCTTCTGAATCTTCATCACCTTCTTTGCTATCACCCTCATCATCAATAACTGTAACATCATCATCATTTTCAACATCTATTGGTTGGGGATTTGCAGCACTTAAAGGGTCTTCACCCCCACCTGGAGGTATTGGTGAAACTTCGCCTGGGGGTGTCATAGGTGCATTAGGCATTGGTGCAGCATTGGGATTTGACATAGGATCACCTAAAGGTGGTGGTGGAGGTGCATCTTGTTCTGTAATATACCTATTTATATTGTGGTATCTATTAATTTCATTTAATATTTTCTGATCTATTTTCATTTTATTAGTCATTTAATAATTCTTTTATACCCCCATGAGTTTTAACCTTAACCTGTCTATTTACTGTTTTATTTTCAGTTCTTTCTATTAAACCATCTTTTTCCTTAACAACATAGCATTCTCCTGTAATTAAGTCACAAACTTCTTTTGAACCATCATCCAATGTTTGTTGTGTTGTTGATTTTAAGTAGTTATTCAAATTTTCAATCATGTCAATTTATTTTACATATAAATATATCAATATTTTGAATTATCAAAATAATTTACTCCAATTTTGGGTATAAAATTAATTTTGTATAATTTACAGCAATATAATTAATGTTCAACAAATTATCTTTATGTGAAATTATATCCCCAATTATATCATCTTCTTCCTTTTTTTGGTTTCCCTTGCTAAAATTAGGATTACTAGTAATCGAACCTATAAACATATCATTTGTTACAACAAAACCGCTTGTTGCTGTATCCCCAGATTCGGCACCAAACTTAAACCCAGTATATGGAATATTATTAGGTTGCTTATCTATCTTTAAACTAACTGCTATGCTATATGTTGCTCCTGAATTAACCTTAACATCAAAAAATGAAATAAATGGTGCACTATCTAGTATATATAATCTTACCAAGGTATCTTCTATGGTTTTATTCATTGCATCCAAATATAACAATTCTTTTGGATTCTTTGCCTCAAAAAACATATCAAGATAATATGGTAAAGTATATTCTGGTTCTGCTGGTGTTCTATAAATCCTAATATTATTATAGGTATATTCACACACTTTATTTAATTTTGGTCCTGTTAATTTATTTCTTGCACTAACATATAATTCCTTTTGCTCTTCTGTTACTATAGGTCTTAAAGATTTTAATGATATATTTGCATCTGCATATTTCTTATTTAATTCATCATAAAATTTGTTCTTCTGTAATCTTTCAAAATTCTTGTTTGCATCTAAGGCTGTGTTAGTACCTGGATTCTGCCCATATAACCAGTCTATAATATAAAATTTAATAAAATTATCCTCATTACTCCCTTCCAAATTAGAAAAACGAGCCATAAAACCAATCAAAGCTCTTTCCATATAAAGCAAATATAAATCAAATGAACCAAAAACTGCAAAAGGTGTTTGTATGCTCTCCTTTTTATCCATTTTTGCACAAAAGTGTAATGGTTCTCCTGAATTGTAATCAACCATATCACCCCTATAATAGGTTAACCAAACATTTCCAAAATTATTGTGATTTGCCTTAAATCCATCTTTTTCATAAGATGCCAAATAACTAATAAGATATATATAATCTACCATTTTTGAATTCCCTGGAAATTTTGAATTTATTGCTGTATGAATTTGTGTAGCTGATGAATAAACTATTAATTCTTCTGTAGTTTGTTCATATTCAGAATAACCTGAATATAAATATTTACCACACTTACTTGAATTTGTTTGTTTTGAACCTTGTGTTTGTGTGTTATTTGTTGCTGTTGCCTCTTCATCTTTTTCATTAACAATAGATTTTGCAAAATTGCTTTCAATCTTTGTTAATAAATTTTCATTAATACTTGTAAGATATGTATCTGTGCTTGGGGGTGAATAAATACTTTGTCTAACCCCTGTGAATGTTGTTTCAAATGAACCTGGTGCTATATTATGTGAAACTTCTGTAATAAAATAAGGCCCCCCAAACATAGGAACATGTTCCAAATTGAAATACATTGTTGGTTGTATCAATGCATTACCCATACAGTTAATTGTTGACTTGTAACTCAAGTTCTTATACAAGTTAAATAATGACACACTTTGTGTTGCTACACCCCTATTTGATGCAGAATTTCTTAAAGCCTCCTGTTGAATTAATGATTCAAGAGTTGCTGTGCCGCTATTCTGATCCACTTGAATGCCATAGAATATGGCTTGATTTCTAATTCCTGCATCAACCAAGAAACTAACACATTTATTTGACTGTGACCAATCTTTTTTATTTGTCTGGTCTTCCAAGAAAGGTATCTTTGATGGTTTTAACATATCAATAGCATCATCCCCATATCTAAAATCTTTTGGTCCAGATGGGGTTGTTGACCCCCTACCAGAATAGATGCAAACAAGTTTTGGTCCTGATTTCCTATAATCAACATCAGAATAATTTCCCCAAACATCATTTGCTATTTCTGTTGCTGTTCCAATAACATCATTAATATCATCATTTGCAGATAATGCCCCATAAAAATTAACATAAGATGGCATTGGTAAAACATTAAAATTATTCTTAACCAAGATTCCACCAATAAAATTAAAGACAGGGGTTTTCAAGTTTGTTCTTGTCCCAATAAAAATCTTCTTTAAATCAAAAATATCAACATAATACAAATCACCTATGTTCCTATTACCTCTATCCAAGAATATCACATCTTCAAATAATGTACGAGTTGTATATTCACTACCAGATATCCATTTATCATTTATGGCTTTAAATGTTTCATATAAATCATATTTTGAAAACTTACTATCCAATCCTGAATAAATCTCATTAATTTCAACAATATCAATATTATTGATTTCTTTTTCTAATAAAGATAATGTTTGGTTTACATTGTCTTCCAAGAATGTATCCAATGCTTTTTGGTTATTATCCATCAATATCAAGAAATTTTCTCTTGTAATGTTTGGATTTTTTAACTTTTGTGTTGCATATATCTTTATTGGTTTTGCAAGTGCAATGATATTCTCTGATGAAAATTCAATATTATTATCAATAAAGAAATCTGTAATATATGAGCCAGTATTCTTATAAGTCAAAGATTCAATGGTGGAGAACCCAACATGTAATTTTAATGTTTCCCAAGCAGGGGCATTTGATAATTCTGATGATTGAAGTGATATGTTATTTGGTAAAGTGTTTGCAACATATCCTTTGAACCTCTTTTGGTTCTGTATGGTTGAATTTCCACCTAAATGACTTACCAATGAATTATATTCATATCTATTATATTGTGTTGGATTCCCATATTTAAACAAAACATCATAACTCAAAAATCCATCCAAAAACTCTCTAATGTTTTGAGATTGATAATCTGCTGTTTTGTTGTAAAAGTCGGTGTCATTCAAATTAAGATAATTGGATGGGACTTCCATCAAATTTCTATATAATAGTTGAAAATTTCTATATGCTGCCACAGGATTGCCATATTCCAATCCAACCAAATTTATCTGATCCTTATTCTCATTTATGTCATAAATTGATTTGCTAAAATCCAAAAACTCATTCTCAAATAAATTTAATGTATCATAATCAAAAACAGAAAACATATCCTCAATTGAGGCATACTCTCCAAAACTTAATATTGAAAATGAATTAATATCTTTCTTTCTATTCAAATATTCTGTTGGTAAAGGTTTCTTCAAATTTTTAAATGTAAATGAATTAAATGTATCTTGCATTGTAACATTAACTGCACCATTATGTGCAACATCCAATAATTCATCCAAAGAATTATATATATATGAACTTTTAACAAATTGATTATTATCAATAATATTATTATTTGTTGATGGCAAAATATAATATTTTGATGTTAAACTAAAGTTAACATCCTCACAATAATCACTAAATGTGGAACTATCATATATATTTTTTGGCACTAAAGTTGTATAACAATTAAATGTCATTCCACTTTTTTCAAAATTAAATGATTTAAACACCTTCAACCCCCTCTTTTCATTCACACTCAACTCATTATTTGTAAATCCAGAGAATAAATCATACCCATTCAAGAATGCATTGTAATCATTCATCATAACTGGATAAAATCCAACATTCACATTATTATCAGATTTAAGGGATATAGTTTGATTTCCATTTACAATATATTGGAAATTTTCATTTGCATTATAATTTGACTTGTAATCAAAATCTTTCCATACATCATCCAAAAAGTCATCCCCTGTTTTAACATAATTCTTATATCTATGCCAAATGGATCCATATTTCAATATCCAAGCATATGGTAACTTGTGTAAAGCAGAATACTTTATGAAGGTTGCAAAAACGTGTCCATTCTTATCACTTTGCCCTCTGGTGATAAAAAAGTCAGTAAGGGGTGATAATGGTAGGCTATTCAAAAAAAGATAAGCAGAAGCAATATATGGATGTTTTTCACCTGACCTCCATTTGTTAACCCCAAGTTGAATTGCATTTGTGAAGATAGGGGTGTTAATCAATGATCTTATTTGATTTGGTGGTGAATAATTATCTTGAAATATTTCTCCATATGTTGCACCACTTTGTGATGCAAAGAACTTAAATGGTCTATTTGTTACAACTTGATTATATTCCTTAAAGTTTGTAATCACATTCCTTTTTTGATTGAAAAGAATTGTATTAGTTGTGTCAAATTTATTTGGAAATGTGTTGATTAAATTCTGATTAACCCATATTAAATCTGTAAAAGGATATGTGATATTTATGTTATTTTCAATTGGTGCTTTCTGTATTACATTTATAATTGTTTTGATATCTGCCTCCTTTAAATTATTTGAGAACTTATCTGTTGTTAATTTAAATTCACTTATATCATATATCTTGCTTGGTGCATCTAATAAATCAACAATATATCTTGAGTTTGGTACACCATCCAGATATTTATTATACCTTTCTGAAACACCCCCTGACATTTCTTCCAAAAATTCTTTATAATTATCATAATCCAAACCCCCCTCTGAAAATAATACATTCTTTAATTGTTGAATAAAGATTATGGAATTTGTCTTTAATGTATTACTTATATTCTTAAATTCATTTTCCTTAATCAATAAGCCAATTCTTTTATCCTTTTCATAAACAGCTGAAAATCCTGAATTATATGATGCCAAAACAAGTCTATCCCATAATTCATAAAAGAATTTCACATTTGTTGTTAACTCATATGGCAAAGTGGCAAAGGGATATTCTATGGTATTTGGAACATAACTCTTCCTAATTACCTTATCCAAATCAAGTGCATCCTTTGGGGAGGGGGTTTCCAAACGTTTGGAATAACCATTTATATATTCCTCAACAAATTCAACTTCAGGCCATTTATCATAATAATTTGCTTTTATGGATTTAATAATAGATGGATCCCCTGGATATACTAATTCATATTTATTTGCTTCCTTCTTATCATTTGTTTGAAAGACCAAAGGCCAAGGAAATACAATTTCATCACCATCATCACGTTTGCTATTATCATCAACTGAAATTTTATCACTACCTAATACTGCATTTTTTCTATCAATATCCTCCCTAACATTCCAAGCTGAACTATGAACATCTTCCATCAATCTAAGAAAACCTTCTGTGGTTGCCATAATAACCGCAACCACATTTTTAATTGTTGGCTTAAAACCAATTCCTGTCTCCTTTTTCTCAATCTTTAATGCCAATTCTTCTGACAATGCTTTTTCAAGAGCATTAAGTTCAACAATGAATTCTTCTTCCATTCTATTCCTTTCATCAATGAATCCTGTAATATTAAAAACTGGCGTGGTTTTTGATTCACCTGATAATGT